CTGTTGACCCACAGGTTGTTGTCCGCATAGCGGTGGGATGAGTCGAACAAGGTCAGCGGGTTGCTGACCCGCAGCCGCCCAAAGGCGTCTACGTTGGTGCCGCCGATGGAGATTGGGATGGGTGATGTGGTTGCCACGATCTTGTTCAGCAGTGCGTTAAGCCGGTTGAAGTACAGGCGCAGGACGTTGTTGAACTGCTCGTGATAACGCGACTCATAGTCCCGTGGGGCCAGAGGCAGGTTAGGCGGCGCAGGTACGGTTGCATCTTCAATGAGAAAAGTCATCGCCGCCCATCCGGTCTGATGTCAATACGCGGAGCGCCCAACTGCCACGTCGTGCCCAGTTGGTTGGAGTCAATCTTGAAGATCAGTTGTCGCCCACGCACGCGGGTGTAAATCTGGCCGGTGAACTCTTCGGTAATCACGTACGTCGAACCCCTGACCACCGGCTTGCCAGAACTGTCGATGCTGCCGGAACCGGAGTTGTACAGCCCATACAGCGTCATGTTGACGGTAGCCGAGCCTGCGGTGGAGTTTTCAAACGTGATGTCGGGCAGCATGCGCCACACGAACCCGAAGTTGTGGCCGTCGCCAATATCAAACTCAGACGACGAGATGTTGGCACTGATGGGCAGTGAAGTTGCCGTCTCGTTGTCGTCGATGCCTTGCTCGTGGTTCACGAGGTTGTGGCTGTACGTTGCAGCAACGGGGTAGTCACGCAGGCCCGAATCAAGCCACGCGGTCCTGGCCATCGTGCCGTAGTACCAGATGCGCTCAAGGTAGTTGTAGACGACGTAACGGTCCACTGAGTAAGAGTTCGCCGAGCAGTAGAACCACCAGACTTCGTTGAACCCCTCGTTGGTACCGGCAAAGACTTGGGACGCCTGACCGGCATTGAAGTCGCTGAAAACGTACCGGCGAACATCGCAGGGCAGCGTCTGCACGCGACCGTCGTAGGCGTAGAACTTGTCCACGCCCATCCAGTACACCACGCCAGAAGCGATGGCCACGGCATTGGGGCCGACGATGGAGATGTTGTCACCCAGAAGTTGAGCGCCCCAGACGATTGGCGGCTCAAGGTACTGAAGCGAGTACAGGGCAGAGTCCGTGAAGACCACGATTTCCTGACGCGCCTGGATCGCGGTGATGATCTCCGAACCTGTTGACAGACGTAAGCTGCCTGCTTGGTTGGTGGCTACGGGTGTCCAGTCGAGCGCGTCTTCCTGCGCTGACCACCGGATCAACATCGGATCGAGCGTCGCGGAACCGTAGTCGTTGCAGCCCATCGCAAACACAAACCGGTTTACGTCAGACACAAAGATCACGTTCTGGACAGTCGGCACGTCCGACGCCCCCACCGCAGTGGCCAAGTTGTACCCACGTGTGGTGACGCCTGTCGAAGCGTCCCAGTAATACATACCCCCGCCGCGCGGGCCAAACACCAAATCCTCGCCCCAGTTCTTTTGGGTCCACAGTCGAATCGGTAAGTTGGTGACCGTGCCGGTACCCCACGGGCCAGAACCCCAGGTGCCTGCACCCCAACCAGTCAACGGCACGGAGAAAGCCGCACCAGTATTGATCTGATATGCCGCAGAAACTGCCGCCCCACCGGTGGCCCCGATGGGTACGGAAGAAGACGTGGTAATGGTGTACGTGTTGAGGTTGACGACCGTCAGTTGGAACTCGCCGTTGAGCAGCGCGGCAGATGCGCCTGTCACCCCGCTGAACGTCACAAAGTCGCCCGTCACAGCGCCATGCGCAGGGGCGTTGACCGTCACCGTGGTCGTACCGTTACCCGTGAACGGGTCCAGAGGCAGCGTGGTGGTGACGCGCAGCGGCGTGATGTCGTTATAGGCGCCGCCCTTTTCAATGTAGAACTTGAGATTGGTGCCCACACCCACCAAGTTCAAAAACCCCAAGGTCACCCAGTTCCACAGCGAACGGCAAGTGCCAAGAAAAGTATTGGACGAGATGCGCTGCCACCCGCCAATTTTTTCTGGCGTGCCTTGACGGAACCGAACCTTGTCGCAGTCGTACCACCCGCCTTCGGTGGTGTACCGCGTGTTTTCGCGGTTGACTCCGGGCTTGAACAGGATTTTCTGGAGTGGCATAACCGTATTCTCGTGTCAAGACAAGAAAAGGGCAATCTCTGCCTCGCGGCGTTTTACCAGACCGGGCAGGACTTTGCCACCCCCCATCGTCCACTGGCGAAAGGCGTCTGCCGCCCCGCTCCAGTCGTCCCGGTTGGCCCTCATCCTGATCTGGCTGCGCTGAAGGTTGCCTAGCCCTGCATTGAAGGCAAAACTGACCAGAGCGTCAAAGCTGCCTTGACGCCCAGGTACACCGGGAACAAGTCGAAGAACACCACGTTCAAAAGTGATGACGTCAGCGTGGAATAGTTCGTCGATCTCCGTCTTAGTCCAGACACGGTTGTCCTCCGGCTTCAGGGGGAATTCAGAGCGCAGCATCCCGGTATAGCCTTCCTTGCGCACGGAAGGCAGGCGGATCTGCTCTTGGTACAGGACGTGGCCATAGCCAATCGTCCAGATGTGTGCGGGGCAAAGGTAGGGTTTACTCCTAAAACCCTCATACTTGTGCATGAGGGCCTCGCCTACCTTGCTCAGCTTCACTTCTTATTCCACTGGCGTGAGCCGAACCAGAAGCCGATGATGCCGCCAAGCATGGCCATCTCGTCACTGGAGAAGATCAGGTCGGAGTAGCGGATCACATCATCTACGCTTTGGATCAGTTCCGGGTGGTTCCAGAGATACCACGCCATGAAGCCGTTGAGGGCGATCAACTCAAGCACGAACAGGTAAGTGACCGTAGGGCGCACAGTCCCGACGTAGTTGGCAACCCACTTGGATGCCTTCTCTAGAACCTTCTTGTCGTGGTCCAGGGCCGCTTCGGTCATCCGGGCGTCGGTTTCCATCGCCACCTGCTCGGTGCGAATCTCCTCCATACGGGCCTGGGCGGCAAAGCCTGCCGCTGCCAACTGGAGTTCGCGCTCGGTTTGAATCTGCGCCAGACGCAGTTCATGGGCTTGATCTGCCTTGTTCTGGAAATACTCCATCAACTTGGGCAGGCCCGAGATCAGCAGACCGCCGAGGGTCGAGATGAGTGACAGCATTACTTGCTCCCCTTGGCGATGCGCTCACGCTCTTCAAGCAGTCGAACCTTTACCTGCAACTCATTAATGTGAGTCATCAGTTGTTCTTTAAGAATCTGCCTGCGCTCCGCGCTAATGGGGCTGTCAGTCGGCGTGCCTTCCTTGGTGATAAGAGCAGGCATCTGCCCCTCGATCTTGGTCAGACGCTCAGAGAAGGATGCAACCTGCCCCAGTAGCCATGCGAGTGCGGCCACCACGATGGGGATGACTGCCTTGAGAACATCTGACCATGCCATATCAAACCTCCGCAAGAACCTTGATCTCTGCCGTGATGACTGCCGTGGAAGTGTCCCGGTCAATGGTCATGTAGCCTTGGCAGCAGATGTTGTAGTCCTGCCCGTTCTCGTCCTTCTCGCTCTTGACCGGAACGCTGATGTCTAGGTTCTTGAACAGGAACTCCTTGCCGTTCTCGAACACCCGCCACACATGATCCATGCTGCCCCGTCCTGGTTGACCACGGCTCTTGTTGAAGCGGATGCTGTACTTGTTCATACGATCTCCGCAGCAGGAGCCTGACAAGTGGTCTGCGGAGCCATCATCACCGCAAGGTTGAAGTGAACAAACTTGATCGGCTTATCTGATGCGTGTCTGACAAACGAGTGGGCCAACCAAGCGTTGGTGAAGATCATCAGCCCAGGCTTGGGTTCAAAGTTGACCATCTTGCTTGCGATGGTGGCTTGGCCAGGGTCCGTCTCGGGCAGGTCAATCAGCGTCTTGCCCATGCGCGGGTCATGGAAGACAACACGCGATGAGTTGTCTGGCACTTCAAGGAAATAGAAGCCTACGATCTGAGCACCATATCCATGCGTATGCTGTTCCATCGCGGAGTGCTTGTGATGCTCCTGAGTCCACATCTCGGTGAAGGCAACCACCTTGTCCTGCATGAAGTAACCCTGCTCGGCAAGGATGTTCCACGCAGTACCCCCAACGAACTCGGTGAACTTACCCAAGCGTGGATCGGCAAAGTAGTTGCCGCTCATCATCACCGGGTAAATTTCATCCAGTTGGCGCTCTTTGCGCTGTTGCGCTAGGGATTCCTCAGAAACCTCACTGACCTGCGCCAAGAAGTCCGGTCGCTCAATCAAGTAGATCGGGCAAGGGAAGTGCAGCGCAACACTGAGTTGCGTGTTCTGAACAACTTCCTTGACCTGCTCTGCGGCCTTGCAGACCTTCTTCTTGGCTACCTTGCTCATGCCGTCACCTCAACCCAAGACCATGAGGCAAAAACAAACTTGTATTCCTTGCCATCCCTAGGATAGGCAGGCGCCTCTTTCCAGTTGTTGTCTGCGCCGCTCCAGAATATCAACTTGCCTTCCACGGGCTCAGGCGGAGGTACAGGCGGTTCATACCGGCAAGTATCCTCATTGAATACCCAAGCAGACCAGTTTTCAGCCTGATCGCGCTGCGTCCAGAAGTCTTTGACGGCCTGCTGTCTGGCGGCCTTTTCTTCTGCCGTCATGGGGCGCAACGCCCAAATATCGGTCCAGACACCATTCACCTTCTGATAGATTGACTGATCAGAATCTAGAACCTCATACACGCCGGGCACAGGGCGCGGCACGCGCGTGAATGGCTCCCAATGCGCGGGAATCTGACCGAAGGCTTGGATCAGGTTGTCTTCAAAGGCAGGATGGTTTTTGCACTGACCGTTTTCGGTTTCAATGTACAAATTCATTTTCACTCCTCAAGGCTGCGTGGGCCACTGCACATTCCAGGGGAAGCCTGCCTGAGTCGGCACATCACGCAGGGCCTGACGGTACGTTGCCCATACCGCCTTGTCTACTGGAGCATCTGCCAACTGAGTCCAGTCGGTTTCTGCCAGTTTGCGACCGCGATCCGCCCGGACTGCCTTGGCTTGCTCAGCGTCCTTCATGGCCTTGTATGCGGCCATCTGTTGATCTGCCGTACCCTCTTCATTGTCCGTGAAGACAGGGCCAACGGAATACTTGGTGAACCACTTGCCGTCAACTTGCTCAAGGCCAGAGAAGTATGAGAACCCGTACTGATCGGTCGGCATCGCTTGAGGACCCTCAAACACCGGGTCTAACCCCAGGTTCTCGACGATCTCCGGCGTCAGGATGGCTGCAGGGCTCACTTGCCCCTTAAACCGATCCTTAACCGCAAAGTCAGTCAGGAGGTACTCTCCCGTTTCACGAACTCTAAATCCCATGATTGCTCCTTATGCGATGGCGAGGAAGATGTATGACCCGCCGTTTGCGTTCAACCCCGCCGGGGCTGCTGCGGTGACTTGGAACCCCACACTGGTGGTGTCAACGTAGTTGGTGCCCGTGACTTCCGCATCGGCGGAGTTCAATAGAAGGTAAGGGTCGTTTCCGCTGCTGATACCACGCGCAGAGTCGTATACGAACCAGTCACCCGTGCTGTCCGTGCGCTTGATGAGCACAAACCGAGCGCCGCCAGTGAAGCCGCAGTTGACGGTCTGCAACGCGCCTGTGCCGGTGTATGACCCAACCTTGCTCACGCCGGGGCAGGAGGCAAAGAGGTAAGCGACATACGGTTGACCGAAAGAATCGGTTTGGTACCCCGAGCCGTTGTTCCCGACGCCAAAAGTTGTTGCAGTTGGCGCGCTGCTGCCCCAAATTGGATTTGTAAATGTGGAGCCGCTTGTTGAGTTTAAGAACACAGAAACATTAATACCTAGTGATGCATGGTATGTATTCCAAAACCCCCTTGGGGCAGCACCGGGGTTGCGATCTTTAACAATTATCAATTCCGGCGCAACACCAAGATTATGATTTACTCTGCCACCGGCCACTCCGCCGCTGTAGCAAACCACATCAAAGAAGCCGGGGGCGCGTTGAAAGGAATAGAACACATTGCTGACACCGCCATAAAAGTTCCCCATGCGCCAACCAGTATTCCAAAAGTCGTAGCCAAACACCCCGGCTGTTGTTGACGGAACTTCTGCGGCTGTAGACGACGTTGTTAAATACCTTCCGCCACCTGCCGCAGTTACGTTTGTTAACGGGTATCCCCTAAGTCTGTCCGATGTGCTTGTGTTGTATGTATCCGGGCCGGGCCGGTAGAACGACCAATTTGAATCCACCACCAAGTTGGTGGTAATCAAGGAGCCTGACGCCGCACTTGTAGCCGTAGGCGTAAACACACTCGTCCCCGTCGTCGGAGTTTTCATCGGGCCGCGACGGATGGCGATGTAGATGTAGGTTTCTCCTGATGCACCGAACGCTGATGAATCCCATGTAAAACCTGTTGCTGTTGGCTTTACATAAGACGCGCCAAAATTGCCTTCAGCATCCGATCTGTTAGGAAACAAATAAAAATCGTTGGTTAGCGACATCCCCCGCATGGTGTCGTACAAGTACCAACTGTCAATGTTGCTTGCATTTTTAATAAGCAGCCATTGTGGTTCGTATCCAAGCGTTACTGTGACAACACCGCTCGTGCTAGTTAGCGACCCACACGAAATCACATTGTCCGTGCCCGTCAGGCCGAAGCCTCCTGCGTCGTGGGCGAAGAGGTAGGCGACGTAGCCATCTCCGGAGAAATTGACTAAGTTGTCAGCGGAAACAGTAAAGGTAGTGGACGTTGGGGTGGTGCTTGCCCACACACCTGTTCCAGTAACTGCTGCGGCTGTTGTGTTCAATGCGATTCGCCCAGTATTACCAAGCGATCTGTGATAAACAGTCCAGTTTTCGGCGCGAGTTGTGCTCTTAACAATGATGCAACCGGGAACGCTTCCAAGGTTGTGTGATATTTGGCGAGGGTTTGTTCCGTCGCCCGTCCACGTCACCACATCAAAGAACTTCGGCTGCTTGCGGAATGTCCATGAGGCGTACAGGTTTCCTGCTGTGCCATTAGTGTTGCTGTCAACACCAACAGAAAATCCCGTAGAACTCAAAGCACTGACGTTGTCGGTATTCGTAAACTCGGCGCTTGTCGAATTTGTCATCAAATTCTTACCAGCACCTCTAGCCGTGTCGTTTACGATGTTGTTGGTAGCCGATGACCTATTCTTAATCCACAGCATCCCACCCTTACCGGCTAGATCAATCCCAGTGGTAATGGTCTGCGTAGAGCCGTTGCCGGTGTAGAGCCACGTCTGGAACAAATTCTCAATAAAAGCATCTGGGTTGACGTTCCCCGCAGTCGGCCAGATGCCCTGCTTGATGTAGTTGGTGGCCTGATCTAGCGTCCAGATACCAGGGGCAGTACTGTTTTCATAAGGCCCACTGGGCACCACAGGAGTGCCACGAACAATTCCGCCAGGATATTTCTCGCTCATTTACGACGGTCCCACATTAGTTGAAGGGAACGATGGGGTGCCACGAGTGCCCCCCGCCCACACAATACGCACCGCGCCGTTGCCGCCAACACCTTGGAAGCAGAAAGTATAAGGAGGGTCGCCTCTGATCGCGCCACCACCGCCGCCGTAACCCGTGCTGAATCCGGTCGTCACGCTTCCAACACCGCCGCCACCAGGAAACCCTGCGGTTGCAGAGGCTCCTGCGCCTGACGCTCCTTGACCACCAAGGGCGGTGCCGCCGCCAGGGCCTCCAGAGAAAGTAGCGGGGCTACCTCCGCGTCCACCGCCGCCACCGCCTCCAGAACCGCAATTGCCCGCATTGCCGTAAGCGCAACCATTTCCGGCCCCGCCTGTACCGCCGGATCCAGAATAACCACCCGCGCCGCCGCCTCCACCACCACGGCAACTACCGTTTCCAGGTCCGCCGGGGCCACCGTTTCCTCCACCGGTTCCTGTTCCGCCAGAACCTCCGCAGCCGCCAGTTGCGCTGCTGACATTACGAATACCGCCTCGGGCTATTACAGTCGTAGAGTTGAAAGTGCTGGCGCCGCCGCTAGTGGAAGCGGGCGAACCGCCAACAGCACCCGCAGCGCCTCCGGCCCCAACCACAACTGCATAAGAAGCGCCGGGTGTGACCGAGAAAGCGTTGCGATAGCGCAATTCTCCGCCCCCGCCTCCGCCATAACCTGCGTAGGTAGAAGTCGTCTGGTTTGTTGCGCCGCCACCGCCACCAATTGCAACCACGGCTACAGAAGTAACTCCTGCGGGTGCAATCCATGTATACGATCCAGGGGTTGTATACATCGCGCAGGTTGCCAACTTGGCCGTCACAGAATTACTTGCTGCGCTATTAGCCCCGAAGCCAGAAGAGTTACTTGCTGCGACGCGGAATGTGTACGCAGTACCGCAAGTCAGCCCAGTAATTGTGATGGGGGAGGCGGCTCCAGTAGCAGTTATGCAGCCGGGTGTGGATACTACTCGGTAGTTTGTAATTCCTCCTGCCGGATAGCCCGTGCAGCCCGGAGCAGTAAATGTCACGGAAGCGCATAGCGCAGTGCCTGCCGTGGCCGTACCAATCGTTGGCGCTCCAGGGGCAGCGGGCCAAATGTTCTGACCGCGAGCCTGAAACTGCTGCGAGGCTGACCAGATTCCTGAAAAATTTGGCATTTACAGATTCCCTGTACAAGTCGATGGGAAAGAGCGCGTAGTTCCAGGCCAAATGATTCTTACTGCACCAACACCACCGGCACCGACAAGTCCGCTAGACGCTCTTCCGGCTCCGCCGCCACCATAAGCGCCACCAGAACCTGAACTACCACTACTGCCCGTGGTTCCGCTTGCACCACAACTGCCGCCGCCGCCGCCATTGTTCCCGGTTCCACCAGAACCGTTACTGCCTTGCCCAAGCAAACCAACACCGCCACCACCACCGCCCGAGCAACTGCAACTACCGCCGCCGCCTCCCCCGGCACCACCGCTGCCCGCTGACCCGGTGCGAACACTGGCCGTCCCAGTGGGGCCGGCGCCACCATTCCCAGAATACCCGGCTGCGCCGCCTCCTCCTGCGGTGTAATAACCACGACCCCCCGCGCCACCCGCGCCACCACCAGAGCGAGCGCTGCCAGTGCTTGTCCCACCTGTCGCGGTACAGGCATAGATGCCGCCTTGGCCACCGCCGCCAGACAAGAACCCGCTGCCGTTGAATGTAGAAGCGGCGCCACTGTTACCGTTGGTTTGTATACTAGCGGTGAAAGAAGATCCTCCAGATCCAACAACCACCGTGTAGCCAGATCCAGGCGTCACAGATATGTTGTTGCCGTAGGACAAGCCACCGCCCGCTCCACCAGAACCGTAATTGCCGCCATCGCCGACAGCGCCGCTACCGCCACCGCCTACAGCCACGACAGAAACGGAAGTAACCCCGGAAGGTGCAACCCAGGTGTAGGTTCCTGCCGATGTATAAGCCTGCTGTCCGACAACTGGCGCCGCAGGAGTCACGCTGTTGCTTGCTGCGCTTGGGCCGCTCGGGCCATAGATGTTGGTGGCAATGACTCTGAATGTATAAGCCTGTCCAGTGGTTAGCCCGGTAACAGCAATTGGAGACGAAGCGCCTGTGGCTCTATTCGCCCCCGTGGT